AATTTGTTGATCGGAATTAAGTGTGACAGTGACAACAGTGTCAACCCCGTCAACCGTCGCAGTAATCCACGCCGCATCAAATGTTTTCAGCGTAAATACAAAATTTTGGGTAATACCATCGCCTACATATTCAATTGAAACCGCATCTGTGTTGACCGTCATAGCTCGTTTCCTGACAATTTTCCGTAAATTCCCGCAACGGTTAAACGCACCGGCAACGGTTCTTCGATCACGACTTCCGCTGTCGTGTTGGTGCCTAAATCACATACGAACGTATCCAGCAAATCGGTTGCCGGTTGCGTTTCATTCATCAACGCAGACGCATTGCGTTCGGGGTAGCGTTGACCTTGAATTATTGGCACCCGTGAAAACATTCCTCGGATGCCAACCTTGCTAAATCGTTTTTTTGCCGCAAGGCCAATTTGCGGGGTGAGAGTGCCTTGCGGTAATGTTTTAAGCCTGAAATTGTAGCCAATGCCGATATCTACAATGCTAGCGTTTTGCCAGTCCAATCCCGTCAAATCAATTTCGCCGCTGGACACTACCCTTGTCCCCGCGTAGCTGCCATCTAAAAATACATGTGCTAATAGACCTTCTAAATGCACTATATTAAACACAATATTGCTTGTTATCGTTCGACGAACTGCCGCATCTAAATACCGCCAATTTTTCACGTCACGCAAATTATTCAAATACTCGACTTGCGTTTGCAAAGCCCCGTTTACATTGCGTTGAACAATCAACACCACTACCGTTCCGCCTGTGGTATCTACAATCGTTGTGGCGTCCAAGAAAACCCCTTCTGTTTTCCACGTTGACCATGCCCGGATCTGTTGTTCTGAATTGAACGACATTGTGCAAAGCGTACCGTCCAACATCACAGCCCACAACATTTCGTGCGGATCGCGTGTGTAGAACAAGCGACGGACGCCGCGCTTGCCTAAATGCTCCGCTTGCAACATGATATCTGGCGCAATGTAACCTCCCGCGTCACGACTGTATTGAATCAGTTTAATTGTCTGACTACCGTTGGTCGGTGATACAATCGCATGGCCCATTCTCAAACGTTGAGGGTTACGCATACCGCCGTATCCGGTTTGTTGCAACACAGCAACGTCGGCGGCTTGAATAATGCCGGATTGAGCATCAACACTGAATTCGTCGCGTGTATTGCCGAACAATAATGTTTTATGCCCATGCAGCCACGTGTTCACGCCGCGTTCGGTCGGGGTGAATTCAAACGGTGATTCTGGCGTGATGGTTCCGCCCTCGACAAAATCCGTCCAATCATTCGAACGCGAAGCCCAAATAGTTTCGGGGTCGTCGGCTGTGCCGGACAAAATCAACCGGCCTTGATAGCTAGTACAAATCGAGGGCCAATTAGTACCCGCCCATACTGAAGGTGACGAGGTAAAAACCACTGGCTCAACGATCCAACTCACGCCGTTGAAATAAAGCCAATTCGGTTCAACGTCAGGGTGAAAAATAAAAAGTGCTTGATCATCAAATGGCGATTGGCTGAAATGCAAGTCTTCAACTTGATCCGAGGTGTACGGGGTGATAACAGAAATTGGGGCGGAAAGCGTCTGATCATTCGCGTATAGTAAAATATCATCAACCGCCAAAGAGCTATGCGCAAAGAATGTGGCTTGGTAAATTGTTACTTGATACTCAACTCGTAAATACACTGTGCCGCTAACCGGCGCAAAACCCGACATTACGGCAGTGTAATTCACGCTGGGGCCACCATTCGGAATGTTGATATCTTGCTGAAAAATATCATTACCTCCGGGGGTCGTGCCACATTTTAACCGCAACACCACCGGAATTCCTTCCGGCGCTCCTTGTTCCAGCGCCGTTAATGAGTACGTTAATTCGGTCGCTGGGTCAGGAATATTCAGCGTTTGATCTATACCCACCGCGTAAGTGTCAAAAATTACTACTGCACTATCCCACGTTGCCGAAAGCACAGCCATACCGTCCAAATCAGTTACACCGTCAAAAATGGAACCCAAAGTGGTGTTAAGGCTAACGCCAGTAGGTGTCATTGTTGCCCCGTCGTAACTCCACCCGTTAAAACCTTGCTCAAACGATGGGTTAAGCACGGTTTGAATTTGCCCGACAATCGGAACGGAATCGCCATAAGCCGCCGCCAAATCAAAAATCAAAGTGACAAACTCATGCGTGAACACTGCAACAATTTCTTGATTATCCGGCGCAAACATCGGCCAAATACGCGCAGGATCACTTTGATTTCCGGTACTGATCGGGACTAAAGCAGAAAATGACGTGCCTAGCCTTTTTGTTGCGCTACCCTGCAACAACACCACACCGTTGTAAATTTCAGCCGCCGCGTTTTTTGCAAACTCATCATTCACTTCAGCCGCAAATCGCGGCGAAACTTCCCCAATTTTAAAACTGCTTTGGATTGAATGCCACGCTGCCATGATGTTACCTTACGGATTGTCATCTATGAAAAGGCGCGTTAGCCGGGTATTTCAATTAACGTCGCGCCCGATTCCCAAAAAGCCAACTCGCGGTCATTTACTAAGCCGCTATAATTAAAAAAACCCAGATATAAATGCCACGCGTCAGAATTCTGAAAAGGTGGCGTAATGCCTCTGGTGATTAAAAACTCGCGCAGCTGATCCTGAATCGTTCCGGTTTGCACAGTAGAATGTGTTTTCAGCCACGCAAAAAACATATCATTCGAAGAACCTGTAAACCCTAAGTTGCGTAGCGCAGTAAACCGCGCATCCATTAACGAAGGCATTACGTGTCCCGATTTTCAAGGTAGGTGTCGCGGCACTTCGCAATCGTTGTTTTAAAAATGCCGGATTGCCCTACCGCTGCCATCGCGGTTGCGCCAATCGTGACCTGCACCGCATCTTCGTTCGCAATAAACGAAGCCGCTAACGATACACTGTTATCCGCCGGTAAATACTCAACAGCGAAAGGGAATACCGTCAAACCATCTGCAACAAGAGCATCCACGCCTTTGTCGATGCCGGAAACCACTTCAACAATATTCAGTAAATTTGTACCAACTCGCACGTCCATCAAACCCGCTGCAACGGCACCGCCTAACGGGTCGTAAATAAAAGCGGATTTTGCGTTGCCGCTCGCGCCTTTCGCAATTAACATAGCTCACCCTTTACGCTGTCTGTTATTTCGTCTGGGGGCGTCTGTCGTTTCCGCCTCCGCCGAAGGTGTTGAAACGTCCGATTTAGCTTTGCTCTCTTGTGCTGCTTCTCCAGCCGTTGAGTCTTCCGCCGTTGTACAACTCGGAACTGCTTCAATCGCTGCTGCTTTTTCTGCATTAACCGGCCTCTTTTTCTTCGCTTTCGGCATGAAGTTTTTCACAACTTCAACTCTCACGTTGCATTCCAAAGATATGTCATCAGCCGATACGCCCGCCGCCGCTCTGCGCTTAATGTATGCCCGATCAGAAGGTGTTGCGCCTAGTTTTTTCATGTATCTTCGCCCTCAAAATGTGAGGGGGGCCATGTGGCCCCCACCAATTACAGCGTGTCTGCCAGATGCAAACGCACTAAATGTTCTTCCTCGACGCGGATCGATCCAAAGGTACTATGACAATAGATGCGCCACGCAAATGAAATGCTGGGGTCTTCTGCCACTTTTGCCGTAATGTCTTTGTTAACTTGAAAACCAAGGGCTTTTTTGGTCATCGCAAAGCAATACAACTCACTAGCCGCAGGAGCTTGCAACCTCGTTGAAACCACCCATGTGTACCCCATCCAGCTTTCAATGTAGCCACGTGATGTAAGTGGTTTTAAGGCGTTGTAATCACCTGACGTAGCCTCAGTTAATTGCAGCAACTTACGCGCTTGCACGGGGCCAATGACAAACACTTTTTCTTCGTCTGGATCGATGTCGTTCGCCATGAACTTTTCAGTTACTTCTGTAACCGCATCAAACGTCAACGGGGTTGTACCATCGCCAATATTTTGACCAGCAACAAACGGCACGGCCACCCCATCGCCATCGCGTGAATCCCCCACCGCCGCTTCGATGATCGAATCATCGTGCGCACGACGCATGGCTTTTGCGTGGGCCATCGCATAATTGGAATTAGGATCAACGAGCATTTGCACAATGTCTTCTTGCTCTGTCACATCACCGACGTGGAAAGTAGAAGGTTGGCTTTGGCGTCTTGACCATTGGGTGTCATTATCAGGTGTCGCCACTTTACGGGCTGTTTTGGCAATGGCAGTCGCGGTCGCGATACGTTCCCAGTTGTGGGCTTCGGATTGAACCGAGCGTTCAGCAACCCAAGGGCGAAGGCGAGTAATGCCTTGTTGGGCTAAATGTCTTACGGTACTTTCATAGGTCTGGATATAGATGTCTTCAATAGAAACGCCCATTTTGGCAGTCTCCCAAATAGAATTAAATTTAATTAACTCGCATGGGGCGACCTGCCAAAATGCAGACCCACAACATCACCTGTCTTCCACCGTAAGCAGAAAGCGACGTGCGTTCGGATGAAAGTATAGCGTGTTTCTATCCCGGCGCTTTAAATTTCTGTAACCGCGACATTTTTTTCATTAGCACTTTTTGCATTGGGTTAAAACGATCAAAATACGCGGGGTTGTTCAATATTTCGTGAATTTGCGCGTCGGCTTCCGCTGGTGTAATCGGCGCTTCGCCATCGTTATAGCCTTGATTGGCTACGTTGCTGCCTTCCGCCGGATTGCTTTTATCATGCAAACTGTTGAGCCACTTCAACGTTGACGAGGGAACCGCTTTGTTTTTTACAGCTTGTACAAACCCGTTTGGGGCTTCGGAGTCTTCCAACCATCTTGATAACTGCTTCACTTTTGACTCGAACGCTTCGCCCCACTCTTTTTTCATATTCCCCATGTCTTCATCGTGCGCGTTCGAAGCTGCTACCCCCTCGTCACGATTGCGTGTGCCGATGTTTTTCGCCCACTGTTTGAATTGTTTTTTCGTTAACCCAGCCGAATGCGCAATCTCTCGCAAGTTACCTGAAAGATCATCCTGCCACTCAAAATTTTCCAACTCAGGAAGATCATACCCTGATCCCTCGCTAGGTGCGCCCAAACTGGCCAACACCGCAGCGTAATTCTCATCGTCATCTACGCCCGGTTTCGGCATTAAATCAGGGAATTTTTCTAGCACTTTTTTTGTGAACTTCGCTTTATCGTCATCGCTGGCCGACTCGCCCGGAATTCGTAGTGAATTGCCCATCCATTGCGCCGCGTCCTTTATCGCAAGCGCGGCGTCTTCTAAATTCTCAGCTTTACCGATGAACGGCAATTCGCGCATTTCTTCCGGTAAGCCATCGCGCCATGAAGTTTCGTTGTTGCTTTCTTCTGTCATTATTTTTGCTCCATTGTGTTGATCAGGTTGATGAATTCAACCACGTCACGCTGTCCCAACCGATAATATGTATCGTGGGTATCCTTGCCCACCAAATCCGCCGTTACGAACGTATCATTCAGTAACGCTAACAATAATTGCCCATCTGCGGTTTCACATACCCGCTTGATTATCCGCTCCCGCTCTTTCAGCCTTTCCTTCCAATTCATTAGCTCGTGCGTTTTGTTCATTAATCTGGGCCTCCGCCATCGCTTGTTGTTGTTTCTGATCTTGCTTGATCGCCGCATCAATTTCACGTCGGGGTTTGATCAGCTTCGCTGGCACGTTTAAATTCTCCGCCGCAAAGATCGCCATTTCGGTTAAATCCGGTACGTGGCGCACAGATGGATCAAGTTGAGTAAAACCGATCAACTGGCCAATGTACCGTTCAATCGCTGCTGATGCGTCAATACGTTGCGAACGTGCCAACGGGCCGAGGTAGTTAATTGTTGCCTCAACTCCCAAATCCTGCACAATGGCTGGTGGATCTGGCAACCTACCTTCCCGCGACAAAATACTAAATGAACGTTCCACTAGCGGATTCAGAAAATCTACCTGTAAACGCCCCAGCGTCGGCCCTAATGTTCGCTGCATCATTTCATACCGAACTTGAACCTCAGTCGCGGTCATCGTTGGGCTTTCTTTTAACTGCAACTGATCTAAATAGAAATAGCGGTTGATCGCTTCGCGTAAATCTTCAATCTTCATTGCCGACACATCAAACCGAGCGCGGGATTCAAATTGCTGAATAGCATCAATGCGGCGAATAATGTTCAAGCCACCGGGGGATAAATCCAAATCGCCAATTAACGCCCGTTCTTCAACGAAGGTAGTCGGATCAATGACTTTTTCATTTGCCCTCAATACCAGTTTCACCAACTCGTTTAACGTCAGCACATCCGGCAATGCCACCATCGCAGGTGAATTCCCCCAGCGCGAACCGGACGATTTACGCCACTTGGCAATGTAGGCTGGCATTTCATAATATCCGCCCTCCTCCGGCATCAATGGCAAAGCGCCGTTACGCATGTAATAGCAATACCCATACGGCCGATCCATCGCCGCGACTTTTTTATATGGGTCATCTTTAATGCCATCACGTCGCCAAACGCAAAACACCACTTCCTGCAAGGTGGTATCGCCGCGCTCATACGCTTCGGCAATCATGTTCGGGCAATTTTCCACGCCGAACTTTGACACAAGCTTTGAAGCTGGCCATGTGAGTAACCGATAAAACCGTTGCGGTTGGCCTTGCCAGTTATCTTCAAAGTACAGCTCTTTTACCGGAACCGCCGTAAACGCCAAACCATCATAGTTCCCTTCCGCGTTGGTGTTCACTTCTTCCACCACCGACCCCGTTCCAAACGCTACTAGATCAGTGTACAACTCGGATACTTCGAGATTAAAGTTGCTGGCTTGAATAGCGTTGTACGTTTCCGTTGCCGAGGCTTCCAGCCATCGACTCGCGGCGTTGTCATTTCTCAACTGTTCATTATTGAACTGCATATCGAACCAACGCATCGCCGGATTGGTTAAATTGCCGTGCATGTTCGCCGCCAGAATTTGCGCCGCCATCAGCGCAGTGGAGTCATAAATGCGCTGCTTACGCCACTCTACCTGATCCTCTGTGATGTCCTGCTGAAAAAACTTACCGCGATATGGGGATATGTATTGCTCGATTTTTTCCCACGTTTGTTCAATCACCTTGCGTTCGGAATACAAAAACTCAAATCGGGAAATATTCGTTTTACTTTGCGCTGTTGCGTGATGGCCTTCCATAGCCTTACCTCATAGCCCTTTTCACTTTGGGTCTTGTGTGCATGGGTTCAAATCGTGACTGAATCAGTGACGGATCAAACGTCAAAGCCGAGTAGCGTGTCGCATCGGCACAATGGCTTGTCCAATCGTGTAGCGGCTTATCAGTGTAAATCGCTCTTTGTGAATCATAGACGCGGCGGTAACTCTGTAAAGTGTCGAACCACATTCTGGTTCTGGGGTTGTCGTCAACATACAGTTTGCGTAAAAATGATCTTGTAGCATTGATGCCATCAGCAACGGAAATGTTCGGCACCTGATCGGGAAAGATGCCTAAGCGTTCGGCTTGCTCAACAACCGTCAATCCGGTTCCGAATTCATGTTTCTTGGAATCGTGCGGTAAAAAGTGATGTCGAATATTATATGGTTGGCGTTTGATCATGTTCACATACGCAGGCAAGCCCTGATTGCGGTCTTCCAAATAATCCAAAAGTACCGGATACCCGTTCTCAGGATTCTTTTGCAGAATACAAATCGCCGTTGCGTCCCTGTATCCCAAATCCCAAGCCGCGATACTGGTTGAATCCGTATCGTGGGGGTAATGCCCCATTCGCTTATCCTGTATGTCCGACAGCTCTTGCGTGTATATCGCCCCTTCCATTCCCCCTTGCCAGGAACAAAAATATTCCTGCAATATTAGTTCTTCACTCATACCGGAACGGCGTTCTTCCTCGATGTCTTGCGGGGTAATAATGTGATTACCCGCGTTATCGTAGGTGTCGTCCACCGTCAAAATTTGCGTGAAATGTTTGTCCGGGTCAGAATGGGTATATAGGTGGTGAAGATGATTGCGGCCACGCGGGGTTGACGGGAATATAGCCCAGCCTTTATTTGCCAACAAAATCGGGCGAATAAAATCCCAAGCCCTCGGATCACCCACCGCGTATTCCGACAGCACCACGCCCTTCGGGTTTGAACCCACCAACGCATCATATCGATCACTGCCGCCCACCTGCCACGTCGAGCCATTGACAAGTGTGATCTTCATTTCCGCTTCGTGGGTGTTTGTGCGAATCGATTTTGGGAACGTGCGGTCAATGATGCGTTGGCCATCGTTATCGATACCATCCCAAATCGCACGACGCGCTTGGTTGGCTTGCGGTAACAGGTGCCAGTAATTACCGGGGGTTTGCAGTGCCGCCCACGCAGTGGCGTTCAACGCTAGAGAATCTTTTCCCGCTCGTCTGTGCCACACCAACACCATTCTTGCGCCATCACGAAAACGTTTAGCGAAGTATTGCCACGCCTGCAATTGATGTGGGCGCGGTTCCCAATTGTTCGGTATTGAAATTTTTGCAGCCATCCGTGGCCCTGTGTTAATCGATGTCGATTTCTATCGCATCCACCGTCACGTCGTGTGCCTCGCCATCAATCGGCGGGGGGTTGTGAGAGAGGTGGCCGTTATTATTCACTGTAAAGTTGCCAAGCACTATGACCGGCGCTGTGTTGGCTTTTTCTTCCGGCGTGTAGACCTGCATTGTTTTGTTGATGAGATCAATTGCCGAGAGGGAGACTTTCGGGTTGATGGTTTCATTGCGAACCGCTATCCGCCACGCTAATTGCACCCGATGTGATAACGGTGGGGCATTGATCAAACGCCTTGCTCGACGCATCAACTCCACCACCTTCTTTACTTTTGGCTCCGTTTGCCATCGCCGCACCGTGGCCGGTTCGGTTCGGGCGCGTTCGGCAATCTGTCGCACCGACTGATCATTCAAAACCCCGTCAGCGACAATACGGGCGACACGGGGCAAAGTGGATTCAACCGCTGCCGCCGTATTTTCAAGATGATTGATGGTTTGCATGTATTTTTTATGATCGGGGTTTTCCCAATCAAGATACTGATACGCATCATCAACCCCCGCGCCTGATTTTTGCAAAATCATCGCGTGTAAAGTGTCGTTGTCATCGTCCATGTCGTCGGAAAGCTCTACGATATCGTGCGGATCGTCCATGTTTAGCCCCGTTATTGCCCGATACCAGTATAGTTGATTATCGACATTGTGAGAGGTTTACGCTAACTTACATGCACGACTAAACAAGAACTATGAAATAGGAACTATGAGATCATTACCCCGAAACATCACTCAACTTAAAATTGACATTCTCACCGTATTACGCGACTTAGATGCACCCCGCAGCAGCACACGTGTTAAAGAGGCATATTTCGCGGCGCACCCAAACAGCGAATATTCTCAGGCTTACGTTACCAAGACGTTGTGCAATCTACCTTCTGGTGATTACGCCACGCGCAGAAAGGCTAAGGTGGGTTGCGTTTATGAGATTACCCCCTTTGGTATTAACGTACTCGAAAACCTCGATAAAATTCCACTCGTAGACCTTAAGGAACCTTCTAGACTTTACGAAAACAATAGGGCCAGTAAGACACGCAGAAAGACACGCAGAAAGACACGCCGTACACACGCTCCGCAGCAATCACTACTTCCAGAAGCCGAACCCATTAGCGTAAACATAAGCCCAGCCGCCGACGCGCTAGCCGACGGGATTACTGCCGTCATAGCCGAAAACCGCGAATACAGAAAAATTCTACTAAGCGTCGTAGATCTTATTAACAATGCACTAGCACTCACCCCGCAAGGATCAGAAAATGAAGACGGAAATAAAGAATAGGTTGTTAAGCGGTAAGGCACTTGGCAACACTGGCAAGGGATTAAAAGAAATCTGTTCCGATTTACTGCACACTATGGACAAAGGAGATATCAAAAGACTCGAAGCCGAAACCTATCTATCAAAAGTGACTTTATTGCGAATGCTCAAACTCGATCCCGCAAAGTCAGGATCAGAATACCGTCCTATGGCCGACACGTGCGAACGCATCTTGCGTGTCGCAGGGGTCGAACTCAATATCAACATTGTGCGCATTCGCAAAGATCATCTACCCAAACCAAAGGAAGCGAAAAGCTAAAGCACTAAATCCCGATACGTTGCGCGTTTACTTTGATCTGTCAAGCCAAGGTAGCGCAACGTTGCCGAACTGTGTGTGTGGTTCAGCATGTGTTGCACCAAGGCGAGGTCGTTGGTTTTTTCATATAGAAACCAAGCCCTCGTCTTTCGTGTCACGTGCGGCGATAACGTTAATCCCAACGTCTCCCCCGCGTCTTGCAAAACATCTTGTATGGTTTTTCTGTTCAACGGTTCGTGTCGATTATCTTTTCTATAACCGCGCCAATTAGATTCAAATAGAAAGTGATCGTTTGGATTTTCTTTTTTTCGTTTGTTAAAAATTTTTTCACTTTCTTTATTCAAATAAATGAACTCAATTTTTTCTGTTTTTATTTCTTTTATGCGAATTTTTTTTCCTTCTTTGTCGATGACCAGTTGATCGTATTGAATTTTTAATAAATCTGAAATGCGTAATGGTGTCTGCAACGCAAACACCCAAAAGTCAGAATAAATTTTTGGATGATGTTTTTTTAAAAAGTTTGTGACTTTGTTAACGTCGGTTTTCTTCGTTAGTGGGTAAACAAAATTCATCGGGCTTAACCTCTAATACTGTCATTATGAGAGGTCAGCATAGCCCGTGAACCGTGTGGTTGCAACAAAACATGTTAGTTTTTGGCGTAAAAACTTTTCGGATTGGTTTAATAAATCGCCCTCTTTCGAGGGGAAGTCACTTGTGTGTTCGCTTAAACGCCGCGCCTTCTTTTTCTAGTATGTCGTAGACCTGTGACCATGATTTTCCTTGAAATTTTGGCTCCTGTGCGCGTTTTTTTATGTCGGCTTCGGTTAGCCATTTCTTGTTGTTTTTAGGCTTCTCAAGGTTCTTCTTTTTGCTCTTGATGGTAAACATGAAGCCAACAATCGAGCGGCCATGCTTCACGTTTTCGTAAGAAACCTTAATATCTGTTTTCTCGTTAATCTCTTTTACAGCTTTATCTAGCACATAAACCTTGAAATCTTTAATTCTTTTATACTTTGATTCAAGGCAAAATTGCTCCTTTAGTAGCGCCAGTTCTATCATGTTTGGGCTGCTCTTTTGAATTTTTTTTAGTATTTCAAATAGTCTTATTGAGTACCTACTTTGAAGGTCTGCAATACTCTCTAGGCTATATCGGGTAAAGTTTCCCTGTTTTTTGAGGTTTGTTAAATAGCAGATCACATCAGAGGAGAACCGAAGTATTACGCTGTCATTTTTAAACCGATCTTTTTTTAAGGGGTTTGTTTTTGATGAAAGCCAGCGGATCGTGAGATCTGTACCATCATTCCCCCCATTTTTGATAGTAATGTCTTGTTCCCATAGGCGGTCAACTGCTTTTTTCATGTCTCTACGGGCATTACCTAGAGTTAAATTGAAGGTTTCAGCGTATTCAATAGCATTCACAGTAAAGTGGTGAGAATCGGTAAGGGCTTGCTCTTGGGGTAATTCTGGAATGGATTGGTCAAAGGTTATTTTGCTAATACATGAGTAAAGAACGCGAAGCTCTGAAGGTTTTAATGCGTAACAGGCTTCAATGATGTCGTTGTGTTTTCGTAGTATATTTTTTTTCATGCAAACAAAGTAACAATCAATAAAAGGAAAGTAAACTAAAAATTCCCCTTATCCTATTATTTCCTCCCCCTCAAAGTATCATTTCCTCCCCCTCAAAGTATCATTTCCCCCCCTTATCCTATCATTCCCCCCCCTT